TCTTGTCCAAAAGTGTTTTTTACCAATATATTTTTTATTGTTTGTTAAATTAGTAATAATATAAACAAATCCTTCCATATTTTTGGGGGTTTCATCAAATTCTTCACCATTGTATTGCCATTTCATATCAGTCTTTATCGGTATTTAGGGTTGACTTCTAAAATACCTATGGTAAGATTGGATTCAAACTTATCAGATTCTAAATACTATGATTACTCTTGAAATTACACTTAAAGAATGCCATGATTGGGCAATTGATAGAATTTGTTATTTGTCCGAAAATGATAGTGACGATGCTTATGCAATTCAATCTGAATTTAGTGAATGGTTGAATCCAAATATTTCAGAGCATGATGTCTATTCATTAGAATACATAGGAGAAGTATAATGAAAATAGATCTCCATAACTTTTTTAAACACTTTGACGAGAAGAATCCTAAGCATGTTGCTGGGGTTGAATTACTTGAGAAAGTGCTTGAAGCAAAAATACCAGAAGAACTAGAAGATACTTCTGCGTGGGTAAAGGAATTTAGAGATAAGGTATCACCTGTTTCCGTTTCATCTGTATTAAATGTTCCTTTCTTCCCTCAGACTGATAATTATAGGGATGCAGATAGAACCTGCAATTCATCTTCATGTGCTATGGCACTAGAGTATTTTAAACCAGGCACTCTTCAAGGGGTAAAGGGAGATGATGCCTATATTAAAAAAGTATTTGCAGTTGGTGATACAACCAATCACACTGTCCAGACAAAAGTTCTGGACTCTTATGGTGTTAAGTCACACTTTGCTTACAATCTTACTTTTGCTGATCTTGATCGTGAGCTTGCCGCTGGGAGACCTGTTGTTATCGGGTTCTTTCATCGTGGTCCTATATCTGCTCCTACTGGTGGGCACATGGTTGTAGTCATTGGCAAGAAAGGTGAGGACTATGTAATAAATGATCCTTATGGCAGTCTCAACGATGGTTATACTGGACCTGTAACGAATGGCAAGGGTGCTGTGTATAAGAAGTCTGAACTTGCTCGTAGATGGTGTCCTAAAGGAACTGATGGGTGGGGTAGAATATTTGAAGCAAAAAAGTAGAATCACCGATCACAACTGATAGTGAATTGCCGTTGGTTGGTGTTAATTTAATTAAAGAATTTGAAGGATGTTTTCTATATGCCTACAATGATCCACACACAGGTGGATTACCTATCACAATAGGTTGGGGAAGCACTAAGGATTTTGATGGGAAACCATTTAAACTTGGTAGAAACATCACTCAAAAATATGCCGATGAATTATTTGAGCATCAATTGAAAACGGAATTTCTTCCAAAACTCAAACAAATACCATATTGGGGAGAGATGAATGGCAATCAAAGAGGGGCTTTACTTTGCTTTGCTTATAATTTTGGTGGAGATTTTTATGGTCATTCTAACTTCGATACTATTACAAGGGTCTTGAAGAATAAGGAATGGTCTAAAGTTCCAGAAGTTCTTAAACTTTATCGAAATCCAGGATCTAGTGTTGAGAAAGGACTGCTTAGAAGAAGAATTGCCGAAGGTACTTTATGGAGTAAGTCTATATAATTTTATGATGTGAATTTACATCATATTATTCATATGGAGTGAAACATAATGTTTAAAAAACTTTTAGTACCTGTTCTTATTCTTTCTACTTCTTTGGCAGCAGCACCTGTATTTTCTGCCCCTAATGAAAATACAAATCCTGGTGTAGGTCAGGGTAATGGTGGTCCTGGTGATGGTAACGGACCTGGCAACGGCGCTGGTCAAGGTCTAGTAGGAGGATCAGGTGGTAACGGAGGGCAAGGTGGTAATGGTGGACAAGGGGGCAACGGAGGATCTGGTGGTAACGGCGGCGAAGGTGGTCAAGGTGGTGTAGGTAATGGAGGTGCTGGTGGCAACGGAGGAAATTCTGACGCCTCATCAAATTCCTCATCCAACTCATCCTCGGAATCTTCTTCCAGTTCAAAATCTAGATCCGAATCTTCTGCTACTGGTGGATCTGCTAGTGCTACTGCAACTGGTAACGGAGGACAAGGTGGTAATGGATATGGTGGAAAAGGTGGTAGTGCCAAACAATCACTAGTTAATAACAACTACAACTCTTCTCTTTATTATCCAGATTGGTTGAATGTAGCACCAAACACTTCTTCATTCTCTTATAATTCTGTTCAGTGCCAAGGTGCAACTCTGAATGGTGCTGTATCAACTCTGACTACAGATCCTTGGAATAGTTCCTATGGAGTTCAAGGAACACTTGGAGTTTCTATTCCTCTAACTGGGCAGCAAGAATGTTTTGCTGTTCAAAAGAAAATGAGAGAGCAGATTGAATTCAAAGTAAAGGCAGAACAAGTTGTTATGTGTAAGCAACTTGAAACTTCTGGTGTTGATTTAGCATCACATCCAGAGTTTGCTGTTTGTACGAAGAAGTGATTACTGATAAACTTCAGCAATACCTTCGTTTAACATCCGTTCATTTACAGTGATAGGATCCCCAACAAGATGAAGAGTTCCAAGTATTCTTCCATACTTGTCCTCTTTTGTTGTTTCAATAATCCACTCTCCCTCACGGGAGAGTTCTTTTTCTAGCCATGCTTTTGCTGCTAGACCTTTTTCTTTTTCTGCTAGGTCTTTTGTTCTGGTTTCTGGAGCATCAATACCTTCTAATCTTACTCTGTAAGATACTGTAATCCAGAATCCTAAATCAATATCAAGATCAACTGTGTCTCCATCAATAACTCTATTAAATTTTTTAACTTTATACTGATACATTTTTTGCTCCTTTTTTCCAAATTCTTCTAATTGATGCTCTAACTTCTGGTGGTTGTTGCTTAGGTTTTGGACTACGATTTTCTAATAGCATCCCATCATTTGTGATCAGACGAAGAATGATCAGTATTGGCAGAAGATTGTTCTTCATTTGCTATAAGTAAGATTTTGTAAATGACCCAAGCAACTCCTATGAGTCCAATACCTAGTAATATATTTACACTCCAAACAACTTCTTTCATCTTCCTTCCTGTTTATGAATCCAAGTCTTAAGTTCGTGAAGATATTTCCTTAACATATCTGCTTTTTCTAGATGCCAAACATCACCACTCTTGAAATACTCTTGAGTGTGATTGTCAATTGCTTTTAGAATGTTATGTATAGGAGCATTCCAAGGCTCACGCTTGGGAGTATTCCATTCGCGTGGCATAATACCTCACTTTTTCTTACCACCATTCTTTGCCTTCTTCGCAGTAGCATTACCGCTGTTCTGTTTTTTATTATTGGCAGATCCAGCAGAACCCTTTTTACCTTTATTGGGTGACTTGGACATTGTTTTATGGGTATAACATATTATTTATGTGTGCCACTTTAAAAACTGTAACACTTGACAACAAATAAATAGTGACTTATTATGTAAAATCCCTATTATGAGTAGGGTAATTATTATGAGATTTTGAAAGTGATTTAGAGCCGTGGAGACTGCCTCTTGAGAAAGAGGATGTGCGCTTTCTCTATACGGATGTAGAGTTCAATTAATTTTAATGCAAAATTTCTTTACAGTAACCCTGCCTCTTATGGCAACGGTTACAACCAATACGGCAAACCTGCCATTCGTCAACTATAAGATGCAAGGTCCTCCTCCCCCAGTGGAACAAAAGGCACCTTTCTCGATTATTAAAGAGTTTGATCTTGTAGATGAAAAGAAGACAGCAATCCGCGAGGTTGCTCCCGAAAAACCCAAAGAGTCAAGGTTAATTTGTAAAGGGTGTAATGAACATGAGAATGCTGCCCTGGCATTTTTCCAGGATCGTGGTATTAAAGACAGAAACGCCCTTGCTACCATCATGGGCAATATTCGTCAGGAATCAACTTTTATTCCTAACATCTGTGAAGGTGGTAGCAGAACTCAATATCATAACTGTGGTCGGGGTTATGGTTTGATTCAATGGACATCTGCCAACCGTTATTATGGATTGGGTGATTTTGCTAGGAAGTATGGTGGTTCTCCATCATCTCTTCATACACAACTTCGTTATCTGACGACTGAAGTTCAATGGCAACGAATTGAAGATAGGATGAAAACTCCTGGTAAGTCTATTAATCGTTATATGGATTATGCATATAGTTGGATTGGTTGGGGACATCATGGTTCCCGTACTTCGTATGCATATGATTATGCAAATAGGATGATTAAAATAGAAATCTGATAAACTTTTATACATATAATGACAAAAGAGGAATTTATCCTCTTTTTTTTTATTGTTACTTTTTAAGAAAAATATGACTGAGCAACAACAACATCTTAGTAATCTTCTTCAGCAAAGACAGACTCTTTCTCAAGATCTTGAGTCTCTTAAGAATCAAACATTGGGTAAA